AGCATTGATGTTCGCCATGTGGCTGAACTCCTGAGGGGGTGAGGGTTAGAGGCCGACTTGCCCGAAGGCGTTGTCTATTGCCTCGTCTATGTTCCTCGCCTTGGGCCGCACGGTCGGGTTTGAGCCGGGTGCTCCGTCGATCGAGATGCCCGCGCGCCGGGTCTGAGCCGGGGGCGGGGTAGGAATGGCCGCCGTCGCGGCAGGGGCGGCCACGGGGGCCGGTTGCGGGCCGGGTATGAGCCGGTCGGCAAAGTCGTATGCGCTCTTGAGGTCGGCAGCGGGATCGCCCGTGCGACGAACCGCGCCCGTGTTGAGCGCCCATGCGATATGGTGCTCCAACTCCGCGTAGCGCGGATGCTGGGTTGCGAAGGCGGAGACGGTCTCCAACGCCTTCGTCTGCCGTTCCTCGGCCTGCTGACGCTCGGCGGCCTGATACCGGGCGAGCTCGCCCTGCATCTGCTGCACCTGCTGCGTCAGGCCGATAACCTGTGCGTCCTTCGGCTCGGCGGGCTGGCCCATGACGTGGGCCGCCACATCCCGCAGCGAAAGCCCCATGTTCTGGCAGACACGCTCCAGGCCTTGGATCGGGTTCTGCCTCAGGGCGTTTTCAAGCCCGACGTAGTTCTCCATTGCCGCGGCGAGCGTGGTGCCCGACTGCCGGGCCATATCATCGAACTGGCGCAGCGGCTCGAAGCGGGCGCGGTATTCGGTGATGCCCTTCTCGTACTCAGCGAAGGCGCGGTTGATCTCGGCCTGAACCGGCGCGGGCGTGGTGCCCCATGCCGCCTTGGCTTCCGCCGTGAACCGCGCAGGCGCCTCGACCGCCGCCACAGGTGCCAAGGGCTCCTCGGGCGCGGCAACGGGTGCCTCTACCGCAGGAACGGCCTCCACGGGCTGTTCAGGCTCTGCTGCGTCCTTCGCGATGAACTTGCCATCGGGGCCGCGAGCTCGGTCTACGGACGGCGCTTCCTCGGTGGTCTCGGGCTCCACCGTCTCGACGGCCTCGACCGGATCGGTCCGGCCCTCGAATGCCTTGTCAAACGCGCGATCAAGCGTCGCGTCGAGCGGGTCTACGTCGTCAGCCATGCTGTTCCCTTGGGATGGATTTGGCGCTATAGTCCGCGCCATGCGAAATCTCAGATCTTATGACGAACTCATGGTCGATCCGGCCGCTGTGGAAGCCGTTGACCCGTATGCAGCCGCCGCCGTTCGCGAGATGAACGCCGAGTTCCGCGAGTGGCAGGAACGCCGCGTGGATGAGGAAGGGTGCGGCACCGTCTGGTGGGCGGCGTACCCCGAAGACTAGGCCGGAAGGCCCACACGCGACCACGCACGCCCGAGGGCTGCGTCGATCTTCTTCTCCTGCGCCGGGTCAACGGGCTTCGCCCGCGGCGCCTCGACCTTCTCGCGGCTCGTCACCGAGCTATCGTCACCCACCTCGATCGCGCCGCGCTCGCGGTAGTGCCGGCGCATCGCAGCCTTGCTGTCGTACATCTTCCCGTCGAGCATGGACTGCACCCCGCGGATGCCGCCCTGCCCGTCCGTGATGATCTGCGGTGCCTTCAACTCGCCCTGGTTCGCGCGCTTGGCGAATACCCGGTCTTCCCGGTCCCACTGGCGGCGCTGCCACTCGTCGGCACGTACCCACGCCATCGACGGGCGGTCGTAGCGATCCCCGCCGCGGATGTCGCCGTGCTTCGGCCAGTTAGTCAACTATCTCTCCGTAGAGACACACCCTGACCGGGATTTCGCCGGGGACGGCGCAGGTCCACATGTCAGCATTCAGATGCTGGACCCATCCCGCCTGACGCCTGATCATGTCGTGGATGTGGGGCTGCTGTACGGCAAGTTCTGCCGTTATGTAGGAGAATCCTTCCCTGTTCATGGGAAGCGAACGCGTCTCCCACCCAGCGACGAATACACGCTCGCTCATAGCGTCCAGCGCACCCAGCGCGGCCCGAGCTGCATCTTTCCGCGAAACCTCGGCTTGCGGCCCTTGAGCGCAAGCCAGCATGGAAGCCACACGGTCATCTCAGTACAAGGCCACGATGTTCGAAGCGTCGGTGCCGGTGGATAGCACGCGCCGGCACGCCACGGGGAGAATAGCCCCCGCAGGCACCGCGGTAAAAACCACGCCCGCGCCGGTCAGGCCTGAGCTCACAGAAACCGCGCCAGTGGTGCCCACATAGAGCGCCCGTACCGGGCCGAGGTCGGTCGTATCGGACTTCGTCACTGCCGCATAATTCGCGGCGGTGGCAAGCAGTTCAGCACTCATTCGTCTAACTCCGATAGGAGCTGCATCAGGTGCAGCACTTCGTCATCATCGTGCGGCGGCAGCACCCGTGGCGCCGGTGGCCTTACCTGCGGAACCGGCACGACTGGCTTGGGCGGGCTGAGTGCCGACGCGATCCTCGCCACCACCTCGGGCGATGGCTTACTGACCGGCTTCAGTTCAGGCTTAGGCTCGGGTGGCCGAACCTCTTCCTCTTCTTCCCGCCGCTTCTTCTTCCGCAGCCAGTGGCTCGTGTACGGCCCGCCGCCACCTCCGAGCAGCGGAGGCGCACCGGACGGCCCCTGTATCGCCTCGTAGGTCAGCGTCGCGTCGGAGGCCGTCGACGTGTAGTCCGCGCTCTCCGCCGAGAGCGTGTAGGCGCCGACCTGAACATAGGTCAGCGTCGCGTCGTCAGCCGTGTAGGCGTAGTTCGCGGCCTCAGCCCCGAGCACGCGCCCGTGGAGCAGCCCGGCATCCGTCGCCGTGGCATCGTAGGCAGCGGCGTCAGCGGAAACGAGCCTGCCGTGTAGCAGCCCCGCCGCTGTCGCTGCGGCTGTGTAAGCCGCCCCTTCCGCCCCGAGCACGTACGCCCCGAGTGGGGCATAGGTCAGCGTGGCAGCGGTAGCGGTGTAGCCGTAGGCTCCCGCGTCGGCCCCGAGCACGTACCCATGCAGCAGGCCTGCCGCGGTACCAGTGGCCGAGTATGCCACCGTGTCCGCGATGACCGCCCGGCGATAGGTCAGCGTGGCGTCAGTGGCCGCGAACGCGTAGGGTGCCGCATCAGCGCCAAGCAGGCGCCCGTACAGCAGCCCCGCGTCCGTGGCGGTCGCCGCGTAGCTACCAGCCGCAGCGCCTACCAGGCGCCCATACAGGAGCCCGGCGGATGTGCCCGTCGCCGTGTAACTGGCGGTGTCCGCCACCAGCGGTATATTGCGCCGCAGCGTGGCATCCGATGCCGTGTAGGCGTAGGACGCGCCAGCGGCGTCCAGCAGTCTCCCGTAGAGCAGACCAGCGGCAGTGGCCGTGTCCGTGTATGCCCCAGCCGCCGCCCCGATCAGGCGCCCATAGAGGAGCCCCGCCGCCGTGCCGGTGTAGGCGTAGCTCCCCGATGCGGCGACGAGCGGGATGGCGCGGGTCAGCGTCGCTGCAGTGGCGGTGTAGGCGTAGCTTCCGGCCGCCGCCGCGAGCGTGTAGCCTCCAGCCGCCGGGCGCAGCGCCACCGTGCGACCACCGCGCGGGAAGCCGGGGCCGCCAGCGTTGCCCGATGCGGCGGAGTTACAAGCGTGGGTCCGAGTGCCTGTGGCGCCCGCAGCCCCAAGCGCCTCAGAGCAGACATAGACGAGCGGAGTAACGTCGATCCGCTCTGTCGTGCCCGATGGGGCGGTCAGGTTATTAGCAGTATCGGCCCAGTCGAAGCCGAGACCGACGAACCATGCATTCGCAGTGGCCGTCGTGATGCTAGGGAACGTCCGCGTGGTGCTGCCGACCGACGACGAGTCAGTCGTCGACGTAGCGTCCTGCGGGGTCGTGTTATCGACGCCACGCCAGACGGTCAGCGTCCCCTGCGACGAGCTCGAAGAGTGCGTCCAAGTGTAACTGCCGCTCTCAGACGAGGCGACCTTGATGTAGGTTCGAAACTCGAGGTTGAACCCCGAGCCGTCCGAGATGTCGATCGCCGACCCGATCTCGGTCCAGCCCGAGAGCGTCGACGGGTTGGTCGCCTCGCTGGCCGCCGCCGTGATCAGCGTCGTCAGCATCACATCACCGTTGGTGATGCTGCCGGCGCTCAGGGTATTCGAGAGGGTCGTGTTAGTGCGGCTGGCGTAGGTGGTGTTGGAATAGCCGACAAAGGAAATCGCCACCCGCGGTTACTCCTTACAGGTGGCGGAAGTTCAGAACTCCTCGTCGGCCCACTGCGCGAGCCGGGCCTTCAGCGAAACAATGGAGGCGCCCAGCGCAATCGGCATCTCGCCAAGCGCCTCCACATCGGCCTTCAGTGCAACCACCGCAGCCTCAAGCGCGAGAATGCGCGGGCCGTACTCCGCAGACAGCGCCGCAACCTGCGCCTGCGTGGCCGCGGCCTTGGCCTCGAGAGCAGCGACGCGCTTTTCGAGCGCGGTGGGCACCGGCGGTACCGGTGGCTCCACAGGAGGCTCGACCGGAGGCGTCACCACACCCGCAGGACGCCAGCCGATCGTCTCGAAGCCCGGCGCCGTCGGCACGTAGTTGACCAGCTTCGGATCAACGCCGAGATTGTTGCCGTTGGCGGCGGTCGGCCCCAGGTTGCCCGAGGCGTCCGACGAGAGCTCGACCTTGGTCGAGGCCTGTCCGACCGTGCCGTTGAATGTCGCGTTGTTCCGCCACGTCGTTCTGTGGTTGCCACCGTAGAAGCCGATGGCGGTATTAGCTGCGTTGGGCGCTCGGTCAGCGACCGCGAGGTTGCCCTCCCACAGGTTATCCGAACTGTCCTGCTGCGAAAGATCGCCCCGCCAAGTGGTCTTGTTCAGATTGTCGCGGTTGTTCCCGACAGCGGTGTTGCGCCGCATCACGCCTTTGTTCGACCAGTGCGCCGCAATGCCCTTGCCGCCGTTCAGGTAGCAGAGGTTATTCTCGACCAGCCACTTGTGCGGATAGACGACCTTCGGCTCGTTCTGCCAGTGCTGGAAATCATCGATGATGATCCCGTTGCCATCGGTGAACGAAGAGCCATCGCCGACCCCTTCCCGCGTGTTGTGGTGCGAGACGTTGTTGCGGAAGACGATCCGAAACTCGGGCTCGGCCTCGCCCGGGTTCAGCGGTGCCGCCTCGGGCTCGTAGATGCTGATCCCCGAACCCCACGACCACCAGGCATTCTCGAACGCCTCGTTTCCGTCGATGGTGACAAGATCCACCTTCATGAAGCCGCAGCCGCTCTCCCGCCCGCCGAATAGCCGGTTGTTCAGGATGCGAAGGTGATGCTCGCCATTCGAAAAGATGCCGTGGTTGTGCAGGCTGTCGCCTTTGACCCCGTTCACCACCGGCCGATCGGATCCGATGTCGAAGCCATCGATGGTGGTGTTATCAGCCATGTTCACGATGGCATAGACGTAGGACGGCGGGCGCAGTTTGGCGCCGAGCTTGTTCACCGACTTCAGCGTAACGCCAGCCTTCAACTCCACCATGTTCGGCTTGGTCGTCTCAGAGTATGTGCCGTCCTTGACCAGAACGGTATCGCCAGCCACGGCCTTCGCCATGGCCTGCGCGATGGTGCGAAGGGGCGCGGCAGATGTGCCTGCCCCGCTCGCAGTGCCATTCGTCGCGACGTAGTACGTTGCCATCAGGCTTCCTTGTCTCGGTTGATTTCGGTGTAGTCGGGGTCGGTATTCTCGACCACCTGCCAAACCGCCCGAGTGTAGGGAAGCACCTGCGATGCAGGACCGGCAGCGCTCCAGAGTGCTGGAACATTTGGCGGTTCCCACCCAACTTGGGAGGTGTGCGCCTGCAGGAGATTGTAGAGGGTTCCTGCGTGGGTAGACTGAGAGGGTAGAGGGTAGGCAGCGTTCGCGTACCACGCCGACGCCCCAGGATTGGGCACCAGCGTCCACAGGTTAGCCGGGCCGCCCGGGAACCATCCCGGATCGAAGGCGGTGTGCCCGACATTCGCCCGCCAGGTCTTGCCTTCGTGCGAGCAGAGTTGCCCGAGCGCGTAGACGCCATTCACCACCCATGCAGGCCATAGCGGCGGCATGGCGTCGAACAACGCCACCACGCCAGCATTCAAGGTCTTCGCATCCGCGAACGCCTGCGCTGCCTCACGAGTGGCGTGGACTTCCTTGCACTCGACCGTGTAGGGCGCGACAGCGAACCCCAGCCCGGCTCGAGGCGTGGTGATGAAGACGTGGAAGGTCATGCGGATTTCCAGAACGGGCGAAGCGCCTCAGCAGCCGCAGATGTCAGGTGCGGTGCACCCCAGACCATCATTCCGGCCGTCTCAGGGCGCGACACGCACCACTTCCCGTGCTTCATTCCGCACGGGCAGAAGAAGATGTAAATGTCGGGGACGCCCAACTCCTCGTCACGCTTGGACGAGTAGAACGCCCCGATAGAGTGGTTTTCGGGGTGGCGGCAGCAGTGCGCCAGCTCTTGGGTCTGTTCAAGTTGCTCGATCCAACCGAGCGGTAGCAACGCGCCACCAGCCCGGAAGACGTTCGGTGCTGGGTTTTCGACCGGAACGACCGGGCATGCTTCAGTCAAGGACGATCTCGGCTCTGGCATCCAGGCCCTGCCCTGCGCCCTCTGCGCCCGGGTCCGAGATGCCGACCATCTCATGCGCCCCGATGCGCGCAACCGGCGTCGAGACAGCGCACATCGAATGCAGCGCCTCGGCATAGAGGATCGGCGCCGACATATCGTCCTTGGACAGATCGGCTTTGAACTTGACCCGGATGTCATAGACCGTGCTCTCGTCGGCCTCGGGCATGTCGGCGAACGTGCGCCAATTGCCAAAGGCCTCTTTCACGCGAGCAACCATCGCATCGCGCAGTGCAGCAGATTTCATGTCGTGCTCCCTTAGGCGAACGTCGCGACAGAGGCGCCGAAGTCCACCGTGAACGTCTCGCCCACCGCCACCGTGAAGTTGCTGGCATAGTCGTAAGACTGGATCAGCCGGTCGGTCGTGCTCGTGTCGTCGTGCAACGAGACATACCGCGCCGCGGTGAAGCCGCCAGAGCCGCCCGTCCACACGAAATCGACGGCGGTCATCGTCACCGTGCCGCCAGACCGGGTGCTGTCGTTCTGGATGTCCCCGCCGCCGGCCGTGTAGCCGGTGCCAGACGTCTGCGTCAGGTCGGCGAGCTCGTCGTCCGTCGCCGCCGTGGGCGCGTCCGAGTGGATAGCCGCCTTGACGGTGTCGGTCGTCCCGAACAGGTCAAACGACGCATTCGTCAGCCCCTCAATGAAGGGCTCATACTTCACTGCAGCAACCATTATTCCACGTCCTCTCGATCAAAAGCCTCGATCGCGCCTTGCGGGTTTCGGATAACCTTGAACCGGGCCTTCTTCGGGCGCTGCGGCGTTGCCTTGGCGTCCGCGCGCTTCTCATCCGAAGCGATCTTCTTTTCGCCCAACTGAGCGTCGATCCCGATCTTCTTCTCGTCGGTCGCCAGCTTTTTGCGCTGAAGCTCGGCGTTCGTGCCCAGCTCGCGCTCCTTCAGGCGGGCCTCAGTCCCGAGCTTGCGGTCCTCAAGCCCGAGCCGCTTCTCCTCGATCGCAACGCCCGTCTCGGCCTGATAGCGCTGCAATTCCATGTCGGACTGCACCTTGCCGATTTCGGCCAGCGTCTTCTGCGTCTGCGCCTGCAGGAGCTCGACCTTGGCCGCGGTCTCGACGGACTTGTCCTGCGCTTCCTGCTGCTTGATCGGCAGTTCGGCCTGCGCAACCTGGCTGTCGGCCTGAGCCTTCTGCGCGTCGGCCTCAGCCTTCATCATCGCAGCCTGCGCCGTCATCTTCGCAGCCTCGGGGTCTTCCCCGCTCTGCTCCTGCGGCGGCGGCTGGTAGTTAGCGAACTGCTCGGCAAGCTCGTCGATCGCCTCATCCATCTGCCGGCCTGGCCGGAAGCCCGACGACATGAACCGCAGGCTCTCCGCCACGAACGTCCCCAACTGCGGCGCCATCTGCATCGCGGCCACGCCCTGCTGCAAGATCGGGGCAATCGCCTGCGCGAACTCGACCCGCTTCTGCTTCTCCCGCGTCTCGTCTGGCTGGATCGTGCTGTCGGTCTCGATGTCGAGCACGAACGGCCGGAGCTTCTGGTCGCGGAACAAGGCGCCAAGCTTCTCGACCGTCACCTGACCCTGCAACTCGGTGACCTGCTGCTGCACCTGCTGTGCGGCCTGCTCGATCTGTTGCTGCACCTGCTGCTGTTGCTCGGGCGGCATTTGCTGCATCTGCGAGAGCATCTGCTGGCCCTGCATCTGGGCCTGCATCATGATCTGCTGCGTCTGCTGCTGAATGTCGGCGTCGGTCGGAATGTCGTCAACCTGCGCCATCATCAGCAGGTCTTCAATCGCCACGTTCTCGCACAAGACTTCCGCCTTCATGCGGATCACATCCCGCGCCAGGCGGATCATCTCGCCTTGGCTCTCCTGAATGCGCACTGAGCCGTACTGGCTCTTGAGCTCCTGCGCGCCCAGCGTCTCGTTGGCGTCCGTGCTGCCCCGCATAATATCGGAAATGCCGGTGATCTCGTACACGTCCTGCACGAGCTGCTTGCGAACCTCGATGCACGCCTGCAGCGTCGTGATGACCTGCTCAATCGGCCACCAGACAATCGCGTCTTTCATTCCCGACGGCCCGAGCGCAGCCATGCTGGAAATCGGGATAAGCAGCGCCTTGTTATCGACGCGCTTCATCGCGCTCTCGATGCTGTCGCCGACCTCGGGATTGCCGCCCGAGTAGAACCCCTTGACCCTGAGCGCCTGCTGCAACCCGCCGATGCGGGCCGTCAGTTCGTTGATCTCCTCAACCTGGTCGCGGTAGTACACGAAGTCCGGCACAGGCGTCAGTGAATTTGGCTGTAGCGTCGCTGTGGCGGGCCGTGGGCAGGGGAAGAAGCCAGTCAGGTCCAACGGTGGGTCGCGCTCGTCAATGACGTCCTTGCAGCCCTCAGAGACCCAATAGACCTTGCGGTTGCCCTTGTGCCAGATTTCCCAGATCGGGGCCTTGGCAACGCCCTTGTCCTTGGCGTCCTTGCTCCGATCCTCGGGCTTGTCCTCGAAGTTCATGCCCTCGGGGATTTCGCCGAAGCGCTTCTCCACCTCATCCTTGGCCAGCCAAGCGCGCTTGGCAACCCAGCCGACTTCCTTCCACTTGCGCGCAGGATCAAGCCTGAAGTCCTTCCGGCTGACATGGCTGGCGCTGGGCACCTCCAGCCCGTCACGCTCCACGATCTTCAGCCACGGCACGCCACGAGCCGACAGCGACAGGTCATCCCGGCACAACATCATCGTGTCGTGCAGGTCGTCGTTGTCCACGTCGGCCGACAGCGCGCGCTCGAGCACATCCGCGGCCTTGCGGGGCAGCGGCTTGCGGTCGCGGAACCGGCTCGTCGCCACGGGCACCGGAGGGCGGGAGTAGATCGACGGGCGCCGAACCTCCTCGTTCGCCCAGAAGATCTGGTACTGCCGTTCGGCCCGCGTTGCCTTCAGTTTGCGCAGGTTCGCATACAGCTTGTCGATGTCGTCGCATACGTCGTGGTAGTCGCGCTCCTCCGCGTCGGAGAGGAGCTTGAGCCACGGCTTCGCTGTGCCTGCGAGCTTATCGACCATCAGAGGGCGAGTTCCCGAGCCAAGTAACGTGCAGCGAAGTCACAGCCCATCTCGTCTACCGTCGCCGCCGGGATGCTCGCCTTGAGCAGACCCTCTACGGGCCACCAGCGGTAGGCGCTCAGCGCGCGGGCGTTCGCGAACACCTGAACCACGTGACCCTCGGGGGCCAGTGCGTTCAGAGCGCCTCGGATCATCCCAGCCTGATAATTGGTCATCATCGCCCCAGTTTGATCCGATAGCCCACGTCCTTGGGCTCGGGAATGTCGTAATATGCCGGGTCCTCATGACCCTGCAGCGGTGTATGCCGTGGCTTCGGATCGGGCAGGATGCCGCAGTTCACGGCGAACTCCCCGAACGCGCTCGCACCGTGCGACTGCTCGTCGTGCTTCGGAGCGGGGATGAACGTGTTCAGCGCATCGTTCTTCTTCCGCGCGTACCGGCGCAGCCTGTTCATGCCGATCTGCGTCCGGTTCGTGTGGTGGAACCGTGTCATGGGCAGCAACTGCCGGGTGGCTTCGATCTTGTCCGCCGGGTTCTCGGCCGCGCCGACGTGCATTCGCGAGACCGGCACGCCAAGGTTGTTCAAGCTCTCGATGCGGCTCTTCGCCCCGGCGCCCCATTCCCGAAACCGGATGTCTGGGGGCAGGAAATGCTTCTCGTATCGGTACGGTTCGCGCTCCAACTCAAGCAACCGCAGAGCCGCAGCGCGCCTGTCGTCGTTGTACTCGGGGAGACCCTCGGCGAGAATGTCCTTCGCGCCTAGCCCGCTCGCTTCGTAGTAGTCGATTACGACAGGGTGTCCGTCGACCACCTGAAAAAACCAGATCGCCGTGTAGTCGTCTACCCCGAGGTCCCAGCCGGTAAGGACTGGCCTGCGGGGATCGTGCGGGAAGAACCCAATGCGCCCGCTGCGCTCGGCCTCGAGCATCTGCCGGGCGAAGTATCGGCCCTCCGAGATGATCTCGTAGCCGCCTTCCCAGACGTGCTCTGCCATCTCGGGGTCAACCGAGTAGTCGTGGTCGCGTTCGTCTTCCAGCACCTTCGGGAGCCACGGGTTGTCCTGCCATCCCACCGGGCAGATGATCGAGCCTGGCGGTGGCGTGTGCCCGCGGAAGAACTTGTCCACCGCGTCGTCTTCGTTGCGCGGGTTCCATGAGAACCAGAGCTCGCTGGTCTCCTTGCGCAGTGTCGGGCGTAGCAGTCGCAGCGAGCGGTCACTGAACACTTGGGCCTCCTCGACCCATGCCACGTCGAAGTTTTCGAGCGACTTGATGTTCTCGGCGTTGAACGCCTGCATTCCCTTGAACACGATCAGCGAGCCGTTGGGCGCCGTGATCTCATCCCTGCGGATGTCGAGCCAGTCCGTCAGGCCGTAGTGCTCGGCCTTATCGACGAGCAGCTGGCGAACGCTGTCCTTGATTGTCGCCTGCACCTCGCGGATGCAGGCTATGCGGGTCTTCCGTGACGCGCAGCGGAGGATCGCCATTTCCGCGAAGAAATGAGACTTCGCGCCACCGCGCCCGCCGTACGCCGCCTTGTAGCGAGCCGGTTGCAGCAGCGGTAGAAGCGCGCGCGAGACCTGCGGTTCACGAGCGAGGTTTGGGATCGACAACAGTCCACCGCATTTCGAGCGAGTGCTCTATCGGGCTGTCCGGGTCGCCCTTGTGCTCGATGCTGGCGAGCTTGGCGTGGACGTAGGGAGCAGCAGCCTTCGCCATGTCCATGCGGGCTGACATGCCGGCGCTTTCGTCGCGCATGATCGCGAGCATGTAGTCGAGGGGCGTGATCCCGCTTGCCTCGGCCGCAGCCTGCGCCTCGGCCGTCCGCTTGTTCGCTACGCCTTTGGGGCGGCCTGCACCCGCTCTAGCACCTCCAGGGGGCATCGTGTGAAATCCTGATTTTTTTTCAGACCGGGGCAGGCATCGTAAAAATGACACGCGTATGCATTTTACCCTTGCTATTTGGCACGCGTGGCATTATGTTGGAGTTATCAGAAGGAGAGACGAAATGACCACCCGCAACAAGCTTTTCGCCCAGATCGCCCAGCTGGCGACCTTCACCATCACCCCCACCAAGACGGAGAAGGCCACCCTTCTCCAGTTCGAGGCCGAGGGCCTCATCACCCTCAAGGATGCCTCTGATGGCATCCACACCCTCTGGCAGGTGGCTCGGGCGTGATGCCCGACCGCAAGACCCAGAAGCGCCGGCTCGAAAGGGCCGGCTATACCCACATCTCAGGCTGGGTCAGCACCGCCTATGCTGTGCGCGTACAGGCCCAGATCGAAACATACCGAGAGGATGTGCAGCGCGTGCTGGACGCGCCCACAGCGCCCCGTGGAAGGCCGCGGAAGGCTACCAGCCCTTTGCTCGAATGCCCACAGCGCTCATAGCGGGTTCGCCGTCAGGTCGGCCACGGCCTCGGCGATGACGCGATCCAACTCATCGGAGCGCTGGTCGGTGCCCGTGAGCACGATGGTTGCATGGCGCAGCGGCGGGGTGAGTTTGTCCACGATGACCGCGTTCCCGGCTTCGAGCTCGCGAACGCGGATGCTGTCCCCGTGCGGACGCAGGGCATCGGATGCGCGGGTGATCGCTTCGTCCATGGTGATGTAATCGACGTTGGGGAATCTCACGGCGCCATCATCTCCAAGAGCGCGCGCATGGTGGCGCGGAGGGCGTCGTCGGCGGGGCGGATGGGGGTGATGTGGCCTGAGGCGGCCATGAAGTCGGCTGCCTGGTTCACCATGTCGGCGGTGATGTCGTGCTTGTAGGGTTCGGGCTGCTTGGTCTTGGCCATAGGGCCTCCAAACGAAAAGCGCCCGCGAGTTGCCTCCGGGCGCGCAAATCCAGTGTGGGCGAATGCTACGGGGGAAGTGGCATTTCGTCAAGCGGCTTCATCGTTGATACCGTAGACCGTGGCGCACTCATCCAGCGCCTCGCGCAGTGCCGTGTAGCCGTAGGCATTGCGGCCGCGGTCTCTGCCCCCGAGGCCCTTGCCGAAGCATACCACGGAAACGAGCATCGAATAGCGAGATGGCCCGACGCGGTTCAGGATCGTCCGAGTGCGCGCCCATGCCTTGGCCCAGCGATCGGCCTGCGCCTCGGTCTCGTGTGAGACGCCACCAACCGGGGGGATCGTGCTGTCCCGGCCGGGCGAGAGCATCCGGGTTCGGGCATAGGTTGCTTCGAACGCGACGCCGCTGGCCCACTGGCGCGCTGTGATGGTGCCGTGGCCCCTGAGCTTGCCGAGCAGGTTCGGGTGACGGTTCGTGTAGACCGCCAGGCTCCCGCGCTCGGTGGGGCGC